ATTCCTCCCAACCAAGTACCTCGACTTCGATAATGTCACCAAGGTGGAACGTGGATACCGTATCCCACGAAAGCCCCACAAGAGGTTCCAGGGAGAATCGGACCCAAGCATCCTCCGCCAAAGTGATGTCCGTCCTGTTAATACTGAAACCCCGGAGTTCAAGAACTGGTTTGGGGATTCCAAGGTTGTCGATGAAAGTGGGAAGCCGTTGGTGGTTTACAAGGGGATGCCCCGAACCGACTATAGAACGGGGGAACCAATTGAAACGATAAAACGACCCGGTAAGTTCCCTGCATTCAACAAAGGCGAGGATGGGTTTGAAATTGCGGGGTTCTTTTCGAGAGATCGCAAGGTGGCTGAACGCTTTGCCAAAGCAATTGGCACGGATACAGAAGTCTTTCCGACATATCTATCTTTGAAAAAACCGTATGTAGTTGATGCTGCCGGTAAAAAAGCGGGTGATATCCAGTTTGGGGCTAGTGGCAAACCCTTCCGAGATGCCATGAAGTCCGGGGAATTTGATGGTGCGATTATTCGCAACACAGCGGACGAGGGGGATATTTATGTCGCTCTAGATCCAACCCAAATCAAATCCGCTACCGGCAACCGTGGAACATGGGGTCTTGATGAGCCACGGATTTTCCGCCAAAGTGATGATGACACCTTTGATATAGAGAAACACTGGGGAGACCGTAAAGACCGTATAGCCCGTGTCACACCAGAAGACATGGCGGAGACCCCCGCAAAGAAAGGGATCTTTAATCCACCCCGTTCGTCTGAAGATGAAGCTGTTGTGCGGGTGGTCGCCAGTTACCGAGATGCTGCTAAAGCCCGCACACAGGAATTGGTCCCCGAGGGTCTATCTCTGGAGGAGGGCATAGGGCATGTAGTGGGTGCAGCAAGGACTCTCACAACCAACCACCGAACAATCACGGGTGAGGGGATGCCATTCATTGATCATCTCATTGACAACCCACAAGCAGCCGCCGAACTGGGCCAAAAAGAACTCCGAGAGGCTCTGATTAAAGCCACCTGCATTGATATGGCTTATCGGAAACACGCAGACGAGCTGACGAGGATGTTGACTGATAGCCCAATCGAGGGCATGGGCGAGGATCAAATTTTCAAGTTCTTGAGTAAAGAGCAGGATTTCACGGCGTTGATGAACGCTTCCGTCAACATCGGGCGGTATGAGGGGTGGGCACTTCAATCCCGCCGACACACAGGCTATGTGGACATTCCTCGGGATCCAATGCCACGGGAACTCTCAGATCTCCCCCCAGCCCCAAGAGAAGGTGAAGGTCTTGGTCCCGGTAAAGGTCCGGGAGAAGGTGAAGGTCTTGACCCCACAACCGTCTTAGAGGTTGATGTGTCCCCCGGACTCACTAGAGAGCAAGCAAAAACTGTTCGTAGGCAGATCATCGAAGATATGGGTGAGGGTGACTACGCGACGGGTATCAAACGAATCAAGGCGAGGATGACCAAGTTAAGGGACGCTCTTGAGATAGATCACGCAAAGGGTCTAGCTCTCTCACGTAAAAAGGGTAATTGGGTTGTAACCATGTGGATGAACGCCATCCTGAGTGGCCCATCAACACACCTGGTCAACATCGCTTCGGGTCTCGCTACCACATTGTTCCTTCCACTTGAGAAGGCCATTGGTCGGGGGATGTCTGAACGGAGCCTTGGTGCTGTTGCAGAAGAACTCTCAACCTATATGCACCTATTTGAGTCCTTCGGGGACGCTTGGCGAGTCGCTTCTCTGGCCCGTAAAGAGGGGAAGAATTACATTGATCCTCATGTGAGAGCGATGGAGTACCAACCAAAGGGTGGGGTAACCGATATAAACCCAGATGTGGATGACCTCGCCAGTACCGCTAAGAAGTGGGCAACCAGGATTAGTGGGGCACCGAGTCGTTATTTGATGGGAGAAGACGAGTTCTTTAAACAACTCAACTACCGTGCTCATGTGAAGCGTGACCTTTGGCGAAAGGTGAAGTCTGATAAGAGTTTCGCTGGTAATCATGCGGAAGAGGTTGACAGACTTTTCAACAAAATGATTGCCGATGATCAGATGTATTCTGAACAGACCCTCCTAAAGAGGGCTGGGGCTGCGGCGGAAACGAAAGGTCTGGAAGTTGGTTCTGAAGAATACCAGACCTTTATTAAAAGGTTCTTCAACGATAACTGGGATGAGGGTCTCGGACAGATTGCTGAGAGAGCAAGAGAAGTAGCCAGAGTGTCTACCTTCACAACCCCGTTGTCTCGGGACCGTGGGATGGTTGTTGGGGTATCCAGGGGTGTCAATGACATCATCAACAAATACCCCTCTCTCCGATTCATCGTCCCCTTCGTTAGAACCCCCACGAACCTACTGAAGTTCTATCTGGATCGCTCCCCACTCGCGTTGAAAGTTCTCCTAAAAAAAGAATACTGGAAGTCTATGAGCAGTGACGCGGCTGTCCGTGCTGACTTTATGGGAAGGTTTGCTACAGGAGCAATGGGTCTCTTTGGCATGGCTGCTCTTGCAAGGGGTGAGCTTCTTACGGGGAATGGTCCAGCCAACCGGCATGAACGCGAAGCACTGATGCGTACTGGGTGGCAACCCTATTCCGTCAAGATTGGTGAGAACTATGTCTCTTATCGGAGACTGGATCCCTTCGCAACCTTCCTGGGTCTTGCTGCTGACTTCAATGAGACAATGGCGGTGGCTGCTAGTAATAATGATGAGGAATCCATCTACCAACTTGAGGGCCTGATCCCAGCGATTGCGATTTCTGTTGGTAAGAATGTTGCCAGTAAGTCATATCTCACAGGTCTTCAACGATTCTTTGGTGCAATCACGAACCCCGGTAGAGGTACTGCCTCGGCTCTCACAGAACAGTTCGCAGCATCCTTCGTACCAGCATTTGTTGGTCAAACAGGTACAGCGTTCGGTGACAATGACCTGAAGGCAGTCCAAGGGATGCTTGATGCTATACGCAGTCGTGTGCCTGGTCTCTCGGCGGACCTTGATCCTCGCCGGAACTTCCTTGGGCAGACCATCAAGCACCCCGGTCAAGGTGAACTGTATAACCCCTTCACATACTCAACTGGTGGAAGTTCCGTTGTGGCGAAAGAGATTGCCAATGTCGGCCACGGGTTCACACCCCCCGGTGCTGTGAAGAATGGGGTTGACCTCCGTGGGTACAAGAATCGCAAGAATCAGTCCGCGTATGACCGATGGTTGGAACTCCAGGGTTCTGTAAAGGTTTCCGGGCGGTCCATCGAGCAGGAACTCACACGCCTGTTCAAGTCCTCCCAGTACAAGCGTCTTCCAGAAGAAGATATCGAAGGTCTAGACAAGTCCCCCCGTGTTGCGGCAATCAACCGCGTAGTGTCCAAGTATAGAGCAAAGGCATTCAGCCAAATGCTCAAAGAATTCCCAGAAGTCCAGCGAAGAGATGAGATCGGAGCCTTGATCAAGCAACACCGCAGATCAGGAAATACTTCTCAGGTCAATCAGCTCCTAGCACTTATTGAGAGACAGTGATGGCAATTTACAGTTATAACAGGTACGAGAGTACGGGGCAAAGCGAGTTTGCCATCACGTTCGATTACCTTTCTACAGAACACATTACGGTCTACCTCGGTGGTGTAGAGCAGACCACTGGGTACACCATTGATGCGGGGACCAACAAGGTTACCTTCGCATCTGCTCCAGATTCTGGGACGGTTGTGTTGCTTAAAAGAGTAACCCCGAAGACTAAGGCTGAGTATCAGGCTCAGATCGTGGACTTCCAAGATGGTTCTGTGTTGACAGAAAGTGACCTTGATACTGCTGTTCTGGGGTTGCTGTACATCTCTCAGGAAGCTGAGGATTCTGCTACCAGTGACGCTCTGGGGATCGATCAAATAGACCAGAACTGGACTGCTGAAAGTAAACGCATCAAGAGCGTAGCGACTCCCACCGGGGCCAACGACGCTGTTACCAAGGAGTACGTGGACGGGCTTGAACTTTATGATGCCCCTTCGATTCCGCAACTTTACTCGTTCACTGCGACGGCTTCCCAGACCGCCTTCGTGATGGATCCTACCCCCACATCAACAGATGTGAATACATTTATTGTGGATCTCGATGGTGTGGTTCAGAAACCCACCACAGACTTCACAATCTCAGGGGCCACCTTGACACTTGGAACAGGTGCTTCTGAGGATCAGGTGTTGACCGTCCGAAACATTGGGGTCAGTCGGAACATCCTTACAGATAGTCCGTCAATCACTGGGGATCTCAGTGTTGGGGATGATCTCACGGTAACTGATGATGCGTCTGTTGGTGGGGACTTGACGGTTACAGGCTTCACAACCTCAGGGGCCACCTTGACAACTGGTAATGCGTATGTTGGTGGGGACTTGACGGTTACGGGGGGGATCAATGCTTGGTCGACCGCCACAGGGTCCACAACCGCCAGGACTCTTGCTGATAGGTTTGCCGAAGTTGTAAACGTAAAAGATTTTGGTGCTGTTGGGGATGGAGATACAGACGATTCTCAGGCTATTAAGGATGCTCTAGCCTATGCTGAAAGTATCTGGGATAACGCCGACACGGTCGTTTCCGAGCCAGCAGCTCTTTATTTCCCCTTGGGGGTATATGAGTGTAATGATACTCAGTTTACTATCAAACCTACTGGTTCACAGTATCAGAATGACAGCTATAGCTACCCCGCCAAGCCTGTCATACTA